CTTGAAACGAAAACGCAAAGAGCCCCGCCAATGCTTGAACAATTGCGATATATACGAGAGCGGTGTGTGGTACGTTTTGTAACCAACAGTTGCCGCAGACGCATTCTGGACAGTGAAATTCACATTCAATGACGGCGTCACGCGCATGTTCAACAACTTGTCATCCACTGGATCAGTCGTTGCCCATGTGGTAGTAGCAAACAGAGACTCCTTCTTCTTGAGATACGCCATAGACAATTCATCACAACCATCCAAACCAAACAACTTCGGATCGATAGACAGCTCAGTCTTCGGATCAAGCGCCAACTTCTGATATGGCACTGAAATTTCCGAAGTGGCCAGATGGGGTGCGGACATACAATACACAGGATCAACATTACTGATGTTGGGCACGTTTGTGAATCCAAAAAAAGACGCAATAGAACTCACTGTACGTGCTCCAATTTCAGTGGCTCGCGCCAATGATCCAATGACTGGAACGTCGACCAAATAAGACGCAACGTTGGCAATCGCTGTTGCCGGTCCTGAGATAGGAGAATCACCATACTCATCACCTTGAAGAGTGAGCTTACTGGTGGGACCCATCAATTCAACGTCAGTCATCCACGCAAAGACACGCACAGTCACGGACGTAGATGCCGAACTCAACGCAGTAGACAAAACAGCAAACAGATCGAAAGAAATCTCGCCAAACGATTCAACGTCCGCATCACTCGTGATATCCAACCAATTCTTGTGATAAAAGAATGGTAAAACCATCTCACCACCGGAACATGTGGAAGGATCGAGATAAACCCCAGGTTGTTGGGAACGCTGAACAAGGCGCCCAATAACACTGGAATCAAGAGCGGCTGTCTTATCTTTCACATACCCAACAAGAGGACGATACGATGCACGCATAAGACCAAACTGGAACGGCGTACCATTGATCACAAACTTGACATGCAAATTGCCACGCAAGAACGCATAGTTGTCAACCTTCTTCTTCACAGCAGCGGAATCCAAAAATCGCCACCAAGGACGGATGGTGCTGTATGGACCAAGAGGATCACTCGTGTTCCACGTAGTTGTATAGATCACGACCGGGCGGGCCAAAAATTTCTCAAGGCCTACCTCAGCAGTCGTGTCAACTTCTGCAATTGGGTTGACAGAGACAGGAAATGAGTAGAGCTCACCTGGGGTGGACTCTGTGAACTCGATCGTAGCGCCAGCAACCGCTGTGGTGGGCGCAGCGACCTCGCTCTCCTCAGCTCCCTGCAACATATAAAGAGACTTATTACTCTCAACGCAAGTGCTCCTGTACTCGCGGTGAGGGGAGGTATTTTCGGCAACCTCCTCAACACTTTTTTCTCTCATATTTTCTTTCTGTGACAATAAATACGTACGCGGCAAGCTGCCAAGCATACCGCGTAGGGTCGGGACAATTATTCCCCTTTGGACGCCTTCCAGAACCTCTGCTTGAGGGATTCCCAACCTGGAAGGGTCCCTTCTCTCACGTAGTGACAGTAGGGGGAGAGTGCAAGCATCTTCTTGAAGAAAGCGTGGTGTTTCTCAAACTCCTCGCGACCATAGAAGAAAAACTCACTATTCGCACTCGAGATCACGTCGATCATCTGGGCCTCCGGGCTCAGAGTTCCCGACGGAACCCAAACAGTGAGCATTTTGTGAATGGATTCCAGCTCCAACGGACACAAGTAGGCCCCCACATCTTCATCCAAGCGCCAGCTTCTCTTCAAGAACTGACAGGTGTCAATGTGGATAAAGGGCACTGAATCCGCCTCCTTGTCGGGCATGGTGTACTGAACACCAATGGTGGCCAATTTGGACTGGATAGCTGTGTGATTGAACCATTCACACGCGGGTGAAACTCCCATGGTGTTGTCGTCACCATACGTGAACAAGCTTACATTTTCGCGAAAAGTCACGCACTCCTGCTCTGGATTGGCAAGAATGTACGCGTAACGCATGTACAAGCTATTCACAAGTGAATTGATGATGACAGTGAGCGGATGACCAGAAGGATTGGTCCCAAAAAACTCTACAACATCCCCATTCACATTGACCAATGGGAAAGCGGTATCTTCGGCAATACATTGCAACTGCAAGAGTTCATTGTCATCGAAGCCCGCTTCACGGTAGACAGCAATA